TAAAAACTTACATTTGTCTTTTGACATTACAAAAAACAACAAATCTCCAGTAGGAAAAACATCAAGTAATCGTGCTTGTTCCTCAAACCCCAATTTCTTGACAAACTCTACCGACTTGTCGTTGCTACTAACTACTGGGGCAATAATCTTATCTACCCCCAATTGTACAAAAGGATAATCAAAAATGGTATGTAAATATTGCTTATTTAATCCTTTTTCAAGATAAATATGGCAAGTCACCGATTTTTTATTAAAGTCCTCGTACCAAACTACTGCTTCTATTTCATCTGTTACCCAGCCAATTGTGCTTGAATTTTCAGGTGTCCATACCATGTTTAACTTTTGGGCGATAAATGGCCCTAATAAGTCTTTATCAAAACATAGCACTACAGAACTCCACCTTTTTCCATTACATAATCGGTTGATGCCCAATGAAACTCAATACCTTGCGATGCAACATTTATGTTAATTGAACCAGCAAAGCCTAGCCCTGTAACACCTTGCCAAAACTTAGTAGTGGTTAAAGTGCCACCCCAGTTAGCTTGATCCCACTTAGCGGTATCCCAAAGACCAATATTGGTAATGGTAGGGTTAAAAGCAAGCTGATTGGTTAATGGTACTGTGTCAAAATCCGTGCTAATACCGCATAAAACGGTTGGTAAGCCGTTATCGGTCTGTAGGATAGGGCGTACTAAGGTAAAGCGTTTTTGCTGTCCACGGCTGTCAAAATAGCTGTAGGCTTGCTGTGCAGTTGCAACAATATTAGCCCCTGCATCTGAAGTTTGAGCGTAAAAATTACCTACAAATCCGCTAGAACCAAAATAAATCTTATTGTCTGCTGACACTTCCCAGCAAATAGCGTTAATTCCTGTAAATTTAGCCCATGATTTAGTAATCGTGTGCATTACATACTGATCGTACCCTGTGCCATTCGGTATGTTTAAAATCAACATATTTTCACTAGCAAAATAGTTAATTTGCCAGCCAAAAAGGGCGTAGTAACTGGTTGCCGCTTGACTTACAGCGTAATAAATCTTGTCGGTTAAATTAATACGGGGATCTAAACGGGATGATTGCAAGGCGGCAGACATTGGTACAAGACCGTCTTGTGTCAGCAAAAGCAAATCACCACCAAATTTGAAGAAGCACCTACGGCTAAAGGTTTGACCCATTTGCCATACACCAACCTCACTCCAAGCATTAGAATCGCTAGGGTTTGTACCCTTGTAAACAATGACTTCACCCATGCTGGTTACAAAAGCACTTAGATCGTCAACGCCATAACCTGCGTCTAAAGTCCATGTACCCATTGCTTGCAGGAAACCGCCTGAACGGGCAATTGATCCCAATGGAAAGTCTAATGCCGCACCACCAATAGATTCCACGGGTAGATACCAAAAGGTCATACTGTCTTTTTGTACAAAGAACAGCCTGTTTTGACACATATTGACATTAATAAATACGCTACTGCTTACGCCTGTAATGCCTAATACTGTGTAAGTTCCTACTACAGTAGCATTTGCCGCAGGTGCGGTAGCCATTGTGTAAGTAAAAGATGAAGCACCTGTTACGGTAATGGAATAAGTACCGTTGTAATTTGATTCTGTAGCACCACTAATAACAACCCGATTACCTGTTGCAAGACCATGCGGTGCGGCAGTTGTTAAGGTAGCTGTTAAATTACCTGTTCCACCCCTTGTAATAGATAATATGGTTTGTGCTGTAGTGGTGGTAGCCATCTTATACCAGCGTGTACCGTCATACACAATAGCTGGGTCTGCACCGTTTACAGCTATTAAAAAGTTACCACCATCGGTACTAATCATGCAATGTTGGAACTTGCTGTTAGTTAGACCAGTAAATACAGAAGTTGCGGTAGAAGTTGATGCGTTATAAATTACCCCGTTGGCAATAGCGAACAAGGTATTTGTACCGTCATACCCTGCGTAATTCATCAGAGTTTCTACATTACCCGTGATCCCAATAGAAGCCTTGGAATACCCTTTTCTGAGGGTTACATCGGTTGGGGTAGGAAAGAAATTAATTAATTGCACCGCATCTAACGGTTGCATTTCTGCCAATGAATCCCTAGCATTCCAGCCCCCGATTGGGGAAGCTAGTGAAGTAGTGGTAGCTGTAAACTTCTTAGGTACAGCCATGATTAACTACCGTAGCCAGTATCAGGAATGTTTGCCCAGCCAATAAGCACAGCACTTGGAGCAGGTGCAAAGGATAGGGTTGCAGAACCTTTATCGTTAGCTTTAGCAATGCTCAAGTAACGGGTGTAATCTTGTTGCAATGCGGTAGTGTCAAATGACTTGATTTGGAAATATTTAAGTTTAGTTAGCAATACGATTACAGCGTCATCTAGTACAGATGTATCGCTATCAGCCGTAAAGCTATTCTTTACAGCATCAGCCGCACTTCTTACCCAGCCTTTAGAACGATATTCAAAGCCTAAATACTCTTGGGTGTTATATGGTGGCCATATCTCAAACTTGTTGCCAAGAATACGCCAGCGTACCCGTGGGCCTGTAGAGATATAGCCTGACTTTAACCATTGCCATTGCTGTGCATCAACAGGGCCAAGCATCTGCCAATGCTTTGTTTTGTCCCAATGTGTATTGTCTGTAATGGTTTCGTAATCAGGCGGTAGTGGGTAAATAGTCCTACTAAATGTGACAGAACCACCAACCGATGTTGCTGATGCTAATTGGGTGGTTGTTAAGCTAGTTGAATTAATGACTGTATCAACATAGGTATCTTGGGGAATACTTGTTCCCACAATAGAATAATTGCTGTCAAGACCTACAGTACTTGGAATGTTATTAAGTAAATAAGTCCCATTCGTAGTATTGCAGGTCGTGGTTATTGCATTTGTATAGAAACGATATTCCAACTCCAATGCTTGCCAATCGTGTTCCTTAATCAAGTCATACCCAGCACGGTTCATCAACGCAAGAATCTGTTGCACATCTTGGTTGGTGTTTCCTGCTACATAAGTAGGTACGGCTAAGTTAAGTTCAGCGGTGACTTGCTGGACTAATTCAAGCATTGTTGATGACATATTAGGCTTCCTTTGTGGCTACCGCTTTCTTACGGGGTTTCTTTTCACCAACAGCCGCAAGTATAGAAGCCATCTGCTCTTGCATTAAGGCTATCTTCGCATCTGTATCTTGCTTTATTTTAGCAGTTTCTAAGTCTTTTTTGGCAAGTTCTTCTTTTAAAGCGTTAATTTCATGCTCACGCTTGTCTGTTTCTGCCGCTGAAGTAGCTAAATTTAAAAATGCCTTTGCCTTGTCACGGAACGCATAAGGGGACATTCCTGCCGCCATTCCCATACGCTGTAACTGCTGATCTGACCCATTTGCAATAGATTCTACGGTGTGAAACTTCATTGCCCGTAATTCTTCAGCTTGGCTTTTTGATACCAAAGGCCATTCTGATACAGGTGTTCCAACCACTTCCTCATCGTTTGCACCCTGTCTATTCATGTAATTAGCCCATTGAATAGGGAATCGGGTCTTATGGTTTGCTAGGGCATAAGTGTCAATTTCGGTAAGGGTATCGCCAGCTACGCAAATATGAACAAAATCAAACTCTTTGTATATTGGTCTGCCAGCATCCATTGATTCTTGCTCTTGGTGTACGGGTTTTCTATAAAAGCGTACTTGTAAGCGTGAATCTGCTCCTCTTTCGTCAGAAGGTAGTGCCATTTTTAAATCTCCTCAAGGTATTAAGGTAAAAAGTTAAAGAAAAAAGGGGTCAGCCTTGTGAGCCAACCCCTCGTTTTTACTACATTTTAGCGTTTTAAGCTAATCAAACAGAAGCCTTGCTAAACCAACCATAATCGCCTGAAGCCATTGTGGTTGTTGGGGCTTTGTAAGTTCCAGCAGAAGCAGTTGCTACAAAGGTTGTTGTATTGATTGAGCAAGTTGCTGTGGAAGCTGTAATAGCCTCACCAGCTTTTGCCCAAACATAACGCAAACCATCAGAACCAAAAGTTTCAGCACCAGCAGGGCCAAATGTTGGAACTGTTCCACCGTTTAATGCTTGTTCAGCAACGGTTTGGATGTCTACTAGGTCAACCCCAGCAATGGGGAGTACGGTATATGCCATGATAATTTTCCTTTTCTATGGATGTGATTAAGTACCTGTCAAAATGCCCTGTAAAGAGGCATTAGAACAAGTTAAATTTCCAGCCCAACCATACAACTTCACAATCTTTCTGTTACTTCGGCTTTCGCCTACTGACCACTTTCGTGGCGGAGCAACTTCTTCGAATCGCTCTCTAGGACTTTAAACTACAAGTTATATCCTAGTTCAGACTATCGCTTACTCTTTCGAGTCCCTCTCACTTAGTCGTTCACGGTGGCTTTCGCCTTCCGCCCTGTCATCCCCTTCGGGATTTCCAAGTCAATCAGAGTGGGTTTATAGACACCATTAATGCAATGTAGGTTTAGCGTCTTGGTTAATGGACTGTCTTTCACCGCCAATAGGAACGAAATTACGCTCTTTGTGTGGGCGGAAGAAGATGTAATTAGTATTCAAGAGATACATATATGTAGCTGTTTCTTGAGCACCAATACCACCACCTAATACCACATCAGCAGACATACCGCCACCGTAGAACTTCAATGATGCAAAGCCAGCCGCACCTTCTTCTACACCAGCGATACGCTGAATAGCTTGGAGTGAAGCAACATAGCGTTGATACAAAGTGTTACCAGCGATGATTAAATCAGTCTTATCAGTTCCACGAACGGACTTGATAGCGGCTGTTGTCATTGCGGCTTGAATCAGAGCGGCTGAGTCAGCACCAGTTGTTGCTTGGTTCTGCCAAAACGCCCAGTTTGCACGGTTAATACCACCGTAAGTACCGCTTGTTGGTGAAGTAGAAATTGCGGCCGCTAGACCAGTAATATTCTTACCACCGTTACCTGTACCGTCACCATAAAGGTCGGTAGAAATACGGTTCAACAAACGAGCTTCAGAAACTTGCATACGACCGTCTAACAAGTCGATGATTGCTTCTTTTGAACTATTTTGCAACATTTCTAAACCACTCATTGTTACGCTATCAGCGTACTGAGTAATTGAGAATTGAGCCGCAGAAATAGGGCTATCAGGAGTAATATCCAATACTTCGTAACCGCTATATGAATTAGCGTTATTAGTATTTGGATCGTTGTACATAATTTCCTCGCTCGGTTGTTACAAGCCGATCCCCAGCTTGGTGTAGTCGTTTCTGTTCCGCTACACTCTTTGGCTTCTTTGTGATACAAGTTATGCCAAAGGTCAGACTATCGCTCCACCAGTTCTTGGTGTTCTCTCGTTTAGTCGTTCACGGTGGCTTTCGCCTTCCGCCCTGTTGTCCCCTTCGGGAGTTCCAAGTCAATTAGAGAGAATTCTCACATCTGCGTTCAACGGCAGAGTGACCCCATCAATTAAGGATTACATTTCCTCCCGAAAATGGGCGGACATTACCTTTCGAGTTTAATCGCTGTAAAACTGCGTTGTTTTGTGTCAAGTTATCTGCCAATACTCCGCTACGGCTTTGAATGGTAGTAGCGATAATATCGGTGATTGCTGAGTTAGCAAATGCCATGATATTTCCTTTATTAGATTAAGTTAAACCCGACCACCCTCGGCATCGGCTAAAGAAGCCAACAACAAGGATCGTCTATCCTTTGCATCTGTCTTAGACACTTGACCGCTAGGTGTAACGGATCGTGGACTAACAGCAGTTGCTTTAGCTTTTGCTACTTGCTGTGCCTTAGACGCTTGGGTATTAGTTGATTTCAGGAGTTTATCCTGCTCTAACTTAAACGCTTCGTCATTCATACGCACTGCTTTGGCATAAGCCGATTCTAGGTCTTGGGCTAAACCTCGCTCAAGTAATTGAGCCATATCTTCCCTTACCATATCAAAGTGCGGAAACCGCTCTTTGTTACTACTTACCCGACTGATTTCATTACTCAATCGAGCATTTTCTTCTTGCTCCCGAATCGCTGACAGTTGCTGAACTTGTTGCTGGGTAGCTTGAAGTTGTTGCATTAACTGCTGTTGATACGGGTCTACATACGCCTGTTCAGGCATCTGAAGTGCATCTTGGTTTAATTGTATTCCATAATCTTGTGCAAGTCTATTAAAGGCACTTAACTTTTGTTCGTAAGTTCCGTTAGCCAAAGTGTAGTGTGCTCTACCAAGATTATTAATCCATGCGGCAGGATGAATACCATGCTTTTGAAGTTCAGGAATAAACGGGCCAATAGCATCAGTTAGCTGTCTAGCGTTGTCTGCTTCATTCTTGTAGGCAGAAACTCCACGCTTGTATTCAGCTTCACGCTGGTTGGCATATTCAGCAAACTTAGCAAATTCCGCCTTATCTAGCGGTTTGCCTTCTTGCATCTTGTCCCATACATCCCTGTATTCCTTTTTCCAAGTAGTAGGGCGTTTTATTTCTTCTTCATTAACATCACTAGCTTCATTAGCCAATTCGGGTTCTTCAACGGTATCGTCTGTGCTACTGGCTTCTTCGGCATTGCTTTTGAAACGACCTTTTTCGTCACGGTTGTTGCTTTCTTCGCTACTGTCGTTGCTTTCTTGGCTACTGTCTTGGATTGGATCTTCATTTACTTCTATCTCCTTTTCAATTGGTGCTTCTAAAGTGCCTTCTTCGGCTTGGTCAAGTGCGGCTTCTAATGCTTCTCTACGGTCATCTGACATGGTTTTCCTTATCTGTAATTAAGTTTGGAATAGGTAATTTCCGCAATTTGACGCTTGCGGGCTTCTTGTTCTTTGCGACTAAATTCAACCTTTTTTTGTTCCATTGGAATGTCATTGCCAATTTCAACGCAATTGTTTCGCTTTAGGTTTTCACGATGCTTAGAACGGCTAGATACCCATGTACCGTCAGCCATGCTAATGTGGCCTTCAATGTCAGGCATAACCATTGGGGCTACCCTAGACTTCATAGCTACTTTGTCTTGCCAAGACGCTTTGGCGGCTTCTTCACCAATAGTCGGTGTCCACCACTCAAGAAAGAACTCCTCATCAGTTTTCTTGGTTTCTACATGATTTCCTTCGGAATATCCGCATTTAGGGCACAGCATTACATTCTCCTTATAAGTTCAGGTACTTGGTCATATTCTTCTTGACGCAATGCAACAACGGAATCATACCAACTACCGTTTTTCCATCGCCAGCAAATGTATTCTTCTTTAGGAAGTAGTATGATGGTCTTTACCCCTAATGCACCTGCTAAGTGGGCTGTGCCTGTGTCTACTGTTACAACGCCTTTTAAAGCCTTTAAATGGCTTGCTGTGATACTCCAATCAGTTTTCCATCCGTCATTAGGCAAAGGCTGAAAAAAGCCGTCATGCTCAGGAGAAAGGCTATAAGCGTTATCCCCTACCAATTCATACATTTGGTGGTCAGGGATAGACTTAATATGAAATAAAATGTTGCGACTTGCACCCCAATTTACCCCTATTTTTGGTTCAATATTAGAGGGTTTTGCATACATATACCCTTCAGAACCCACTATTTTGCGGTTTGTAACGGGAAATAATGATTTTGCGTAGGGCGTGGCACATGAAATGTAGTATGGAAGGCTCATATTGCCTAACCAGTAGTCAAGATCGGA